TTTATTATTAAACCACAATCAAATGATGTTGCATCAATTAGAAACCAATTAGTACAAATACCAGATGAAAATATTATTGTAAATGTTATTGAGGATAAAGTAGCAATGGGTGACCAGGCAGGCAATTCTAATTATATATTTACGTCAAGTAGAAATTAATGACGATTAACTTAAAAGATATTGTTTCAAAACAAGTACCTGATTTTGTTAGATCAGATCATTCCGTATTTGTAGATTTTTTAAAAGCATATTATGAATATCTAAACCAATATGAATCTCGTGATTTATTAGATAAAAGAGATATTGATAAAACATTAGATAATTTTATACAATATTTTAGAAAAGAATTAAATGGTTTAGGTGGTGAAGATTTTACATATATTAATGAACGATTATTTTTAAGGAAGATTAAACCTCTATTTAAATCAAAAGGTACAGAATCTGCTTATAAATTTTTATTCAGAGTTCTTTATAATAAAGTTGCTGATATATCATATCCTTGGGATTCTGTATTAAAAGCATCTGATGGTAAATGGAACCAGGATATGTCATTATTTATTGATATATCTGCTGGTGATGCAAATAATTTACCTGGTAATAGAATTACAATATCAGGCACTAATGTAAGTATTACAGTATTTGTTACAAGAGTAAAATATGTAAGAAATAATATATATGAGGTTTTTATTGATAAAAATTACTTCGGTTCTATCCAAACTGGATATACAATTAATTTTAATGGTGTATCTGGTACACTTATACCAACAACTACAAAAATTACTATTATACGAGCCGGTGAAGGATTTAAAGTTGGTGATTTAATTGAAGGTACCACAATATCTGGTGGACAAACAATTACACAACTTTTAAAAGTTACTAGTATTGATAGTAATGGTGGGATTACAGGGTTAGTAAATATTTCTTTTGGCGCTGGTTATGAAGCTGATTTCTTTTTATTAAAATCAAATACAGTTATAAGTTCCACAGGAGCAAGTGTTACAATTGACAAAGGAACTACCAGACAATATTCTATACCTGATGATACATATATTCCAGCGTATGAAGAATATGGATATATGTTGGATCCAAATTACTATACACCAACATATGGAGCAGCAACATTTGTAGGTACAATTATACAACAGTTTTATGAAGAAACTGGTTTAGGTGAAGATGAAGATACAAATTTTGCTCTTGTTAAATTTGATATTGGCGCAGTTGCTAAATATCAAGGTTATTATTCAACCAATGATGGATTTTTAGATGACGATATATTTTTACAGGATAGTTATTTCTATCAAAAATATTCATATCTTGTCACCGTTGATGAAGCATTACAAAAATATAAAACACTTGCTAAAACTTATTTACATCCATCTGGTACAGCATTATTTGGTGAATATCAAATACAAAATAATTTCCTTGCTGATATTAGGGGTAGTATTGAATTAGGTGAATGGCAATCAAGAGCAACATTTACTACCATAAATAGTACATTACAGCCTGATTCTGTAATAGTACAAGATACTGGTGGTATAATTAGATTTGAACCTTATGATTCAGAGATATATTTTGAAATGCCGCCTCAAGTATATACACTTGGTACATCTGAAATGTATAACCCACCTATCTTTATTGATATGTTTGGTGAAGCAAATAGAAATATATTTTATGATAATATTTCCATAACAGATGCAATAACAATAACATCCGATGAACAAGATATTAACTTAAATCTTTTAACTTTGGGTGGTGGGACTGTGGATATGAATTTAACATCAATACCTACAATTGATGTTGAAAATGATATTGGTATAAATGATTTTCTAAATCTTTAGGAGTAAAAATGTTAAAAGAAAATATAAAATTGACAGGGCGTTTGTCAATTAAAAAATACAATCAAGATGGAAAGGAAGTTTTTAAAACTGAAGTTCCAAATCTTGTTGTAACGTCAGGGAAGGAATTTATTGCATCTCGTCTTGTATCAAATACAGCAGATGTAATGGGTTACATGTCTGTGGGTGATGATTCATCTACAGCAGTAAATGCACAAACTGCATTACAAAATGAATTAGCTCGTGTTGCAGTTACATCAAGTGTTTCTGGTGCACAAACAACATTTAATGCAACATTTGGTCCAGGTACTGGTACTGGTGCATTGGTTGAGGCAGGTATTTTAAATACAGCATCATCTTCAGTTAAAACATTTGATGGTGATAATGATGTATCAGATGCAAATGATACCATTACAATATCATCACATGGATTTACAACTGCTGATAAAGTTACATATACCGATGGTGGTTCCTCAACACTTACAGGTTTAAATGATGGTGGTACATATTATATCATTGTTATTGATTCAAATACAGTGAAACTTGCAAGCTCTGCATTAGATGCATCTGCAGGTACAGCAATTGATATTACAGGCACAACTGGTGTAACACATAAACTTACTTATGGTACAATGTTATGTAGAACAACATTTCCAGTTATTAATAAATCAGCCACAGAAACTGTAGCAATTTCTTGGGTTGTAACAGTAGGATAATTAAATGGCTTCATCATATTCAGTATTTAAGGCTAAATTTAAGAAGACAATTGCAGATGCAATCTATCAAGAGGTAACGTCTAAAACAGCTCGTTACTATCATTGGTTTGGTAAGGAAAATTCATGGCAAGATTTCTTGTCACCTTTTATTCCAGCAAACCCAACCGAAGATTCTCCTGGACAACCTTCTGATAATTTTAGATATGACCTCCATGTTCGTAGAGATATTCTTACAGCAAAAGCAGTAAAATCATCTGATGTTTCGTATGTTGTAAGAAGAATTGATTGGACTTCTGGTACCGTCTATGATGATTACGATGATGCATATGATACAACATCTGGTTATGGATTCGGCCCAGCTTACTCCGGGGCCACACGCCTGGAAGATTCAAACTTCTATGTCCTAACAACTCAGAATAATGTATACAAATGTATTTGGAATAATGTTAATTCTCCTTCTACTGTAATGCCTACAGGTACAACACCTGATGTATTTTCAACATCAGATGGATACAAGTGGAAATTTATGTACACAATTCCTATATCATTACAAAATAGATTTTTATCATCTGAATATATGCCGGTATCTAATGCATTAAAATCACAATTTTATAGTTCAGGTGAGATTACAAATATTGCTATTGAAGATGGTGGGTCGGGTTATGATCCAGCAACAACAACTGCTGCTATTACAGGTGACGGATATAAAGAATCAAACCCATATGCAATTGATAGAATAGATTTAAATGATGGTGGTGATAATTATAGTGTGGTTCCATCATTAACATTTTCAGATCCATTTACGGGGGCAATTACATTTACATCCAATGCTGATGTTGATGTAGGTTCATATTTATTACACATTGATCCTGCTACATTAGATAGAAATTTCTATTATGTTGTGTCAGGTACACAAGTAGGTAATACAGGTCCAACACATACATCAGGTACTGTTACAAATGGTTCGGCACAATTAAAATATGTAGGTACAACAGCAAAAGCATCATGTACAATTAATGCAGGAGTAATTAATGCTGTAAATCTTGATTCTGCTGGTTTTGGTTATCAAGGCCAGCCTACTCTTACATTTGACACTCCTGTTACAAAAGATGAAGATTGGATTTCTGGTGGTATAGCAACATTAAATAATATAGTTTATCATAATGGATATTACTATACAACCACAGTTGATGGTACATTTGATACAACTGCTCCATCTCACACAAGTGGTGTTGCAACAAATGGTACAGCAGAACTTACATACCTAGCAAAAGATCCAGAACTCTTACCTGTCGTAGAAAAAACAAATGCTGAAATTAATTTAATTATTTCTCCAGGTATTGATAGTGTATATACAGTTGTTGTTTCAAATCCAGTACCAAAATATACAGAAATTCCTACCGTAACCATTGCTGCTCCATCTTCTGGTACAACAGCATTAGCAACAGCATCAATATTAAATGGTTCTGTATCACTTATTAATTTAACAACACCTGGAAGTGGTTATACCGCTGCACCTGCTGTAACAATTACAACACCAGTCAAAACATTTAATGCATTAAATGATGTTGCAAGTAATATTATTACATATAATATAGATCATTTACTTGAAACAGGAGATGAAGTTTTATATAGTAATGGTGGAGGAACAGATATTGTAGGTTTAACAGATAATACTACATATTATATTATTAGAATAGATGATACATCATTTAAATTGGCTGCTAATTTAACAGATGCTAATGCAGGAACTGCAATAGGATTAACTCCAGGTTCTGATGAAGAACATACACTTACATTACCAGCAGGTGCAACAGGTATTGCAACATTAGGTACTGGTGGTGAGATTGTAGGTTATACGTTTGTTGATTCTGGTTATGGTTATACAAATGCAAATATTGAAGTTGTTGATTCTTCTGGTGCAGGCTCAGGCGCAGTATTAGTTGCAGATTTTAATATTGGTAATGTTGATACATTACAAGCAAATGTGGAATTACTTGCAGTACCAGGTGCAATTTATACAATGAAGGTGGTTGATGGTGGTTCAGGTTATTCAACAGCATCAGTAACCATTAATGGTGATGGTACTGGAGCAACAGCAACTGCAACTGTGTCAGGTGGTCAAGTGACACACATTGAAATGACAAATCCAGGAAGAGGATATACTTGGACTGAAGTAGAAATTACTGGTAATTCAGGGGCTAGTGGTGCGGTGGTTCGCGCAATTATGACACCATTAGGTGGACATGGTTCAAATGCTATTGATGAACTTAATGCAAATGCTATTGTATTTTATACATCTATTTCACGAGATAAAAACCAAGGCTTAGAAATTAATAATGATTATCGAAAAGTAGGTCTTGTAAGAAACTTTAAACAATTTGGTAGTAATAGAAAATTTACAGAAGATATTGGTTCAGGTTGTGTACTTATTACCGGTACATTTGATAAAACAAAACTTGAATACGATATGTTATTAACAAAAGATACATATAAAAAATATCGAATTGTTGAATTTACTGATACACAGATTTTATTATCTGTCTTTAATAACTTTACAATTGATGTTGGTGATGTATTAACAACAGATCCAACAAATGGTGGAAGAGTTGCAAATCCAGTAATACCAGTTTCAAACATTACAGTTGAATCTGTAACAGAAAGAACAATTGATCAATTTTCTGGTGATTTCTTATTCTTTAGTGTGCGTGAATCATATTCACCAACTTCAGATCAAATAATTACAGTTCGAACAATTGTTGAAATTTAATATAAATAATATAAACATTAAAAGAGTATAACTATGGCAATTAATTTTAACACAAATCCTTATTACGATGATTTTGATGAAACCAAACAGTTTCATAGAATTCTTTTTAGACCAGGATATGCTGTTCAAGCACGAGAACTTACTCAGTTACAAACACAATTACAAGATCAAATTAATAAATTTGGTGATCATGTCTTTGTAAATGGATCAGTAGTTTTAGGTGGGCAAAGAACATTCCAAAATGATCTTACATCAATTAAATTGGATCCTAATTATGGTGGTCAATCTGTTAATGTAAATAATTTTACTGATAAAGTAATTATAGGTGGCACAACAAATACAAAAGCTATAGTTAAATCAGTGGCAGGTCTTACAGAATCTGATCCAATCACTCTTATTGTTAAAATTACATCTGGTAGTACATTCCAAGCTGGCGAAGTTATTACAACAGCGGATTCAATTGCATCTGCATCAATTCAGAGTTCATCACCATTTAATGATGCAATGTTATTTTCTGTTGATTCAGGTATTTATTATATTGATGGTAACTTTGTATATACAGAAGCACAAACAATTGCTGTAGACAAATATTCAAATACATCTTCAAAAAATATTGGTTTTATTGTTGCTGAATCTATTGTTGATTCAGATGCAGATGAATCATTATTAGATAGAGCACAAGGTTCACCAAACTATGCTGCACCAGGTGCGGATAGATTTAAAGTCTCATTAACTTTAACTTCAAAAGACCTTACAACTGATTTAGATAATTTTGTAGAAATTGCTCGGGTTGTTAGTGGTGAATTAGTTGTTAATAAAGATAAAACAATTTATTCTGAATTAGGTAAAGAATTAGCACGAAGAACATTTGATGAATCTGGTGATTATACAGTTAAGAAATGGCCTATTCAAATTTTAGATCATCAAGACACTCCATCTGATGCTACAAAATTTACTGTTGCATTAGATCCAGGTAAAGGTTACATTAAAGGTTATGAATATGAAACCATCAATCAAGAATCACTAACACTTGATCGTGCACGTAATTTTGAACAAGCAGAAAGTTTAGATATTACAACACTTTATGGTAATTATGTTTATGTTGATAATCTTGCTGGTGAATGGAATACATCTACAACAAATTCAACAACAGCATATGAACCTGTAAATTTATATGATACTGGTGTTGTTGTTGGTACTGCAAATGTTCGACATATTCAATGGCATTCAGGTACACCTGGTTCCACACCAACTTCAATATATAAAATGTTTCTATTTAATATTGTAATGACTGGTTCAAATGTATTTGCAGATGTAACAAACATTGGAACAGCATCAATAAGTTGTGATATTAATGAATTAAGTAAAGTTGCAGGTAGTCCAACTGGTGCTACATTCTTATCTGGTACAGATGCTCCAGGTCTTGTATTTAGTTTCCCTAATGATTACATTAAAACAGTACGTGATGATCTTGGTGCAACACAATCCGATTATCAGGCACAACGTGAATTTAATTTAACATTTGCTGGAGGTATTGCTTCTACTGCAACCAATAGTGCATTTGAAAGATTCCTTGGTACAGGTTCTTTAAGTGATACACTAAAAGCAACACATTACCATGTTGTAATGACTAGTGTTACAAATGCTGGTACAACTGGTTTATCTGCTGGATTTATTGCACACTTTGATAGTTCTTCTAATAGAGTAATTACTGTAGGTACAGATGTACCAGGTTCAACACAATCATTGGATTTTAATATCAATGATACTGCATTTGCCGGTACTGCAAAACTTATTGCAACAGTTAATTTAAATCAACAAACAGAAAAAACAAAAACACTTTCAAATTATGTTTATAAAATTATTTCATCACCAAATACAACAACCGCAGGTATTGATTCACTGGAAGTATCTGATATCTATGATATTCAAGCAATTTATAATACATCAACAGTAGATCCTACCTCACAAGTATCTGGTAATTTTAATGCAACAACTGGTGCTATTACATGGGGTTCTGTAGCAAACACTGATGTTACAGATGATTATACATTAGATGATGGCCAACGATCAGAATTTTATGACCATGGTGGTATTAAATTATCTGGTACTGCTCCAGGTGCTTCAGACTATTTGGTAGTTGTTTATAGACACTTTACACATTCAGGTAATGGTTTCTTCTCAGTTGATTCATATGCATCAATTAATTATGAAGACATCCCAACATTTACAGATCCTGCTACTGAAATTACATATAATCTAAGAGATTCAATTGATTTTAGACCAATTAGAGAAGCAGGGGCAACAACATTTGATGGTGGTTTAATACCTGATCCAGATGGTACATTTAATACGGATTATCAATATTATTTAGCACGAATGGATAAAATTATTGCTACAAGTGATAAACAATTTGTAGTACAACAAGGTGTACCAGCAGTTTATCCAAAGGTACCTTCTGATTTATCCAATGGTATGACACTATATGTGTTAGTAATTCCTCCATATACCGCTAATGTTTCTGATATTTCTGTTAAGTATATGGATAATAAACGCTATACAATGCGTGATATTGGTAAATTAGAAAAACGTATTAATAATCTAGAATATTATACACAATTATCACTATTGGAAAAACAAGCAAAAGATACTGCAATTTCTGATGCATCAAACTTAGAAAAATTTAAAAATGGTTTTGTGGTAGATGCATTTACATCAGCAGATATTTTTGCTACCGCGGCGCCTGAATTATGGGCACAAAGAAGATGGGGTTGGTGGAATGCATGGTTTAATGGTTCAAATAACTGGAATAATGCCGCACAAAACTATAATGAAAACTCAATAGCAAATGCAGCAAATCCTGATTTTAATTGTGCAATTGATCCAATTAACCAAGAATTAAGGGCACCATTTTCAACTGCATTCCATTATTTTGATACTGGTACTCTTACAAATACAGAAAAGAATGGTGATAATGTTTCATTACAATATACCGAAACTTTAGCAGTTGAACAAACACTTGCAACAACATATGTAAATGTAAACCCATTTAATATTATTAGATTCTTAGGTGAAGTAAGATTAGAACCATCATTTGACCAATGGGTTGATACACAAAACTTACCTGCTGTTAATCGTGTTGTTGACGTACAATTACCAGATGCTGCAGATAGAACTATTAGAATTGCACGGAATAATCGCTTTGGTATATTTAGAACAACAAGTACCGAAACCACAGTACAAAATAATGTAATATCATCAACAACACAATCACTTGGTGCAAATGTTGTTGATATTCAATTTGTACCATTTATGAGAGCTAGTACAACTATTGGTATTGCAAATGGATTTAAACCATTATCACGTTTATATGGATTTATTGAAAATACATCTATTGATTCTTATTTAAAACCATTAACAGTAGTTACTGTACAAGATCATGAAGGTTCTGCATTTGATGGTAGACAAGGTGTATATGAAGCACTTTCAATTAGAACTGATCATACAAATCCAGCAACAGAAACTGGTACTGCAAAAACTGCTATATTTACTGGTCCTACTACAGCAGTAGCAACACAAAGATTACTTACAATCTTTGATGAAACTGTAACAATTAATCCAGGTGAATGGATTGTAGGTGCAAATGGTGGTTTTGCTGAAGTTGTAAGTGTACAAACATATTCATTAGGTGATGCATTAACACCTGATGAATTTGGTAATATTGGTTTTGAATTCCAAATTCCTGCTAATACATTTAGAACAGGTGAAAGAACAATTAGACTTATTAATAATAGTACTAATGATGTTGATGCACAGGATTCACTAGGTGAAGCTAAATATACAGCAATCGGACAACTACAAACAAAACAGGAAACAATTCTTACAACAAGATCATTACAAAGACAAAGAACAACAATTCAAAGAGGGTTTTGGTATGATCCAGTTGCAGAATCATTCTTGGTTGATCCATCTGCATATCCAAATGGTATGCATTTATCATCTGTTGATGTTTACTTTAGAACTAAATCAAGTACTGTTCCTGTTACAATGGAAATTAGAAGAACAGTAAATGGTTATCCTGAGTCACAAACAACAACAATACCTTTTGGTATTACAACATTAAGACCTGACCAAGTTAATGCTTCAACAACATCTCAGGTTGCAACTAATTTTAGTTTCCCTGCAATACATTTATCACCAGGTGAATATGCAATTACATTAGTAACAAATTCATCTGATTATGAAGTATATGTTGCTGAAATGGGTAAAACATTACTCGATGGTACTGGTAAAGTTGATAAACAACCTTATGCTGGTTCATTATTTAAATCGCAGAATGCATCAACATGGGAACCAGATCAAAATAAAGATCTAATGTTTAGAATTCATAGGGCACAATTTGTAGCATCAGGTTCTGCTGAATTCCAAATTGAAGATCCAACAGCAGTAAAAGATTATAATACATTATTTGCAAATGTAAATGCAATTGCACCAACAGGTACTACTATTAAATGGTATGCTAAAGCTTATGCAAATTCTATTCATGATACTGATTGGGCTGAAATTGATATTAATCAAGATCTTGAATATACAAGAATGTTACAATTAGATGCTGAAGCAAATGCTTCTGGTATTCCAACATTAAGATTAAAAGCAGATTTATCAACAACATCTGATCACATTTCACCTGTTGTTGATGCTAATTCTTTATCTGTTGTTGTTACAGAAAATTTAATTAATAATGACTTTACAAATGAAACTAATCCAACTGGTGGTAATGCTCTTGCAAGATATATAACAAAACCTGTAACCCTTGCAGATGGATTTGATGCATCAAATCTTAATGTTACTGTTGATATCAATAGACCTGCTGGTTCAGATGTTAAAGCATATTATAGAATATTACCAACTGGCACAACAACACCAATTACAGATGAATCATGGGTACTTATGGAAGTTGAAAATGTTGTTGCATCATCTATAAATGATTTTGACTTTAAGGAATACAGATTCTTCCCACCAAATGCATTTGATACTTATGGTGTACCACAAGACGATCCAATTTCAACACGTTTTAGTGTATTCCAAGTAAAACTTGTATTATTATCATCATTAACACAAAACTCACCAAAAGTGAGAGATTTAAGAATTATTGCATTGGATAGTTAATGAAAGTTAAAGTTGAAAATGAAACATTTGTAAAAGATACCAATACAGGTATGATACAAGAAACTGATAAAGGTAAATTAAGAAAACATAGATCAATTAGAGCTGCTTTAAAAGCACGAGCAGAAAAAATTGATGGTTTAATTGAAAAAATAAATAAACTAGAACAACAAATGGAACAGATAAATGGCAAGCTTAACACTTAGATTAGTCAAAGGTTCACCACTCACTAATGCAGAGATAGATGACAACTTTAGTAATATTAATGCTGAAGTTGCTACTAAACTTGATGCTGCTGATTTTAACTCAAATGATATCTTAACTGAAATCCTAGCAGTTGATGGTGCAGGTTCTGGATTAGATGCTGATTTATTGGATGGATATCAACCATCATCTTCATCTATAACAAATACAATTGTATTAAGAGACTCTTCTGGTAATTTTGCTGCAAATGAAATTACAGCAAATAAATTTGTAGGTAATTTAGAATTAGGTTCATTAAAAACACTTACATTTGAAGGTGCTACCAATGATGCATATGAAACTGTATTATCCGTAGTTGATCCAACTGCAGATAGAACAATTGTATTCCCAGATGAAGATGGAACTGTTGTATTAACAGGTGGATCTGGTTCATTAGGTTCAATTTCTAATGATATGTTAGCAGGTGGTATTACTAATAATAAACTTCAATATAGTACTATTAGTATTAATGGTGAATCTGTAGCATTAGGTAGTAATATCAATACACAAGATAATAATTATACTTGGACCGGTGCACATTATTTTATTGACGCTAATCTTAGATTAAGAGATAATGCAGATAATACCAAACTAGTTCAATTCCAAGTATCAAGTATTTCAACTGGTACAACAAGAACATTAGTATTACCAGATGAAGATGCAACACTTGCTACACAAGATTATGTACAAAGAACAGGATTTAACTCACAGGGGGTAAAAACAATTTCAACTGCTGCTCCTTCTGGTGGAAGTAATGGTGATGTTTGGTATAGGGTATAATGAATGGCAATTCATGTTAATGATTCAGGTACAATTAAACGCGCCAAACAAGTTTATGTAAATAATGGTGGGTCTTGGGCAGAACCACATGAAATTTATATTAATCAAAATGGCACTTGGAAGTTAGTACATAAATTAATTACAATTTCCGCAAATCAAACAAATTATAACTTATTTACTGCTTTAGGTAGTCCATCAAGTCCTCTAACAGTAAGAGTAACAATAAATAACATTACAATTAAAGGATCAAATACAAGTAATTATGCTTTTAATGTAGGAAGTTTTGTAAGTGGTTCAGAAATTTATATGACCAATGGTGGCACAATTATAGGTGCCGGTGGTGCAGGTGGTAGAGGTACTGATTATAATGGAGATAATGGTTCTGCTGGTGGTACCGGTGGTCCTGCACTGTATACACGAACATCTTTAGTAGTTACAAATAATAATACTATTGCCGGAGGTGGCGGCGGTGGTGGTGGGGGAGGTTGGTTCCGTCGAACCGTCTCATCGGGTAAAACTTCATCAACAGCCTCATATGCTGGTGGTGGTG